CTGAAAAAGAATGTGCTTCTATCAAGCTCGCCGAATTTTTCCAATACATGGTAACACTAGTATATGTTTCTGTTGAAGCTGTATTAATGTTTTTACTATCTGCAACACCCCAAGTGAGGAATTGTGAAGAATATGTACCCCAATGACCCGCATATCCTGCATTAGTGGGCACGGTTCCTGCATTTGGGTGTTCTTTATTTTCCGCATGGCCGCCCGTAGAAGTTACTGAGTCTGTTCCATTAGAAGCACTGTTCAAACTCCCCGCCAAACTTGTCATTGCGGGTTGTAATTGTGGAGTGAATGTTGCTTGTGGTTCTGTTCCTCTAGCCGTTTCAGTATTTGGTAATGAAGTAACTGTTGGAGTATAATTATGAGCTCCCACAAATGGACTCACCAAATAAAAAAAATGAGCACTGAAATCTATCATATATCGATAATCACCAATCAAATTTCCAGCAGTATTTTTTCTTTTTTCTTCATATTTTACAAACCTTCCCGCAAATACATCTTTCATCCCCAATCCAGTCGGTTGTAATCCATTATCACTACTGTCATAATTATCTCTGGCTCCTTGAACAGCGGGAAAAAGTGGATTTAATATGTTACCACTATAATCACCCGTATCTTGTCCTATTTCTGAACTGGAGGAAACCAATTCTGTAGAAGCTGATTTAAATAAATCTAAAGAACTTGATTTCGCCGTTGGAGGATTAAATACACTAAGAGCGGTTTCAAATGCGGATTTATCCATAACTGTTAAATCTTCAAATGATTCATTAGTTCCACCATAATTTCCATCATCATCACCAACAGGTTTCCAGGATGAATCAGGAACCATTCCCTCAGGAACAATTTGTGCAATTGCGAACATTGTATTTTCTTCTCTTGTTGGCATAATTTGTTTTGATGTAATCTCTAAATTAGTATATACCTTATCAACATTATCATTAAGTACTACCACATTTAAATCTGTATCAATTGCGACTACAGTAAGATTAGATGTCCATGCCGTACTTGATAATTCTGATCCCATTACTAATTTCGATGCATCAGAAGTGGTTATAGTATTTCCTGTAATATTTGTTACTAAATCTAATGTTGTATTAGCAGTTATAGTAAATGTTTCAAAATCATGAGTAAATCTTTTTAATCCAAAAAAATCTCCAATTTTAGGTGGAGAAACATCAACTTCTGCAGAACCTTGTTCTAAAGTATGAGATAAGGTAACAAACTGATCTAAGGTAGAATTAAATTCTACAGAACCGATATTAGCATATGCAAATTTTTCATTCCAGTTTCCCACTTCTGTAGTAACACTATCCCCAAATGTAACAGTGTTTCCAAATGCCATGTCGACTCCAGGATTGACATATGGAGTTGTATTAGCCATTAAATCTATTAATTTTCCCGTTTCTCTACTTCTAACAAAATAATAATCACCAATATAATTACTATAAGTATTAGACGTTCCATCCGCCTCAGTTGATGATACGGTACTTCCAGGAGTATCACTTAAAGAAATTGTATAATTAAGATCTTTATCTCGAATTAAAACACCGAATTTGGGGTTTCCTCCCGCTCCACCGGTTAAAGAAGGATATGTAAAAGATGTTACTCCTGCATAGTCACTTGGAGAACCTAAATTAAATTTTAAAATATCACTACTACTTGCTCCCAAACAATTTGCTCTTATTTGAGCATTTGCTAATGCTAATGCAGGAACATCTGCTGAAGCAGCCACACCTGCACATAAATTAGCAAACGCATCTTCAAATAATTCCAATTCTCCGATAATTCCTAATCTCGCATCTATCAAACTTTGAGGTAGAGCTTCAATATCTTCTTTAGTTTCTAATATTTTTTCAACTTGAGATGTCATGCTGGTGGTCCTGTTACTACTACTGGTGGTGAACCAGGAATCATTGCTGTTATTACTATTTGTGTTGTATAATTATTTATCGCATCTGCAATATCTGAGCCAAATTGTGCTCCAGATGCTGGCTGTTTTGAAAAAATTTTACCCATTTTTGTTAAAAACATTGGAAGACCCGCTGTCGTTACTATAGAAATTTGGTTTGCACATTGTAATGTCATAAAAGCTCCATCAATTTTCTTCGCAACCTTTTGCCCTATCAGTGCTGGTACTGGTGATTGCTTTTGCATAATTTTCCCTATTTCTAAATTTAATGTTTGTAATTTCGGCATAGCTGCGAAATTTCCCCCAGCCGGATCCATTGCATTAGAAATATACTGTTCTACTCCATCCTTAATTATCTTCCCTACATCTAATCCTGTTGTATTAGCTTTTGCGAATCCGGATTGTAATCCTGCTTTTATTTGTGGCATTCCTAAAGGCATATTGTCCTTACATTATACATTGCATAATTTTTGTTTTAACTAAATTTAGTGCCGCAGTATTTAATGGCATTCCACTATTTCCTGAACCAGTAGGCACTGTTATCTTTGTAATTTCATCTATTAAATCATCAAAACATGATTTTAAAGACTTTCCTGCACCACTAATAGATAACGGTGCACCAGATTTTAAACTATACGTTCCAAACGTTCCTGAAAATGCGACGGGTGATTGCATCACTATTCCAGCTGGAGAAATTACAATTTTTCCAAGAGTTCCAGTATTACCTAAAAATAAATTAATATAACCTGTGGCGCCAACCGCACTTTCTGCCGCATTGATCTCTATGGGTGCTAATCCTGTATGTAATTTAATTCCAGATCCCGCAATAAATGGCGTTCCTATAGTTTGAATATCGATGGCGCCTATAGATGTGGTAATATTGACATCACCAGATCCAGATAATCCAACAGTACCTTCTGATCTCATCTTAATTTGTGAAGCATCTGCAAATAGGGGGCCTTCAGCGTCAAGTCGCATTAATCCTGTTGTATTTAATTCTAAAGTACCACCACCAGAAATAGTAGATCCTTTTTTTGTACCTACCATAAAACTAGTTGTATTCGATTCATATCTATCAGAAGTAATATAATAATTTCCACCATCAACATTTGCATAATATGATCCACCCGCTCCAACTTTTAAAGAAAAATTTCCTTGTGTGGATTGTTGATCTCTATTAACAAATAACTGAAAACTCTTATCAATTGTTTCAATCTTATGTCCTTCAATATGTTCATATGAATTTGAATGGACTATATTATACGCCTCATTTACTGATTTTGTTACTACAGTTCCGTCAGGATGATATTCTAAAAATGATCCTGACCTATGATATAAATGTACTCTTTCAGAATCAGGAGTATCATCAAATTCAAAAACATGTCCACTTTCCGTTTGTTGTACATGATTATATGGATATACTGCATTATATGGTGGTAGAGGTTCAGAAAATCTATTTATTATTGGTTTAAGTAATGCTTCTTTAAATTTATCAGAACTGAGCTGAAGTGGAGTAAGAAAAGGCAGGTTCATATTCTTTCTTATATTTACTATTGAACCAAAATCACCACCAGTACCCACATTTACTTGGCCCGCATTGCGTGAATTTTTCTTTCTTTTTAAAATAGAATACTGACTTTCTGTTCTTTTTCCATCTTCAGAAGTTCTTAATTTTGATGTTGGATCACTATATCCTCTTGCTAATCTATTTGTAGTTGGTTCATTCAAATAATGATAAGAAGGAAAAGGAGAAAGTTGTTCTTGTTCAGTAATTATTACACCATCACCCGCACCAGAATATTCTAATATTTCCGGTTCTCGAGGAACTTTATCTGATTGTCTTGTATCAGCGCCAAGTAATAAAGATCTAACTCTTTTTTTAGCGGCTTCTAAACTAAATGGGTGTGTATCAGATGCAATTGCATTGTCATACATCCTAGCATCATAAAAACCTATTTGAGCCGTATAAATTTCTCTCACATCTTGTTCAGGAACTCCGTGTAATGTACCCATCATTACTGGTTCTTGTGCTTCTCTTCCATCACGAAAAAATCCCATTACCCAAGTTCCCTCTACAGGCCCAAGTGGGGTTTGTCCAACTCCCGTCTGAGAAGCAGAGGTTATTGGCATCAATGGAAAAGCCCACGGCAAATCTATAGGAGGCATTAATTTTTTATCATCAGTATGCCAACCCAAACAGCGAACTTTACATCTACCTAAGTACATTGGATCATGTCTATCTTCAACAACACCAACCCACCAAATAAATTCCATTCCCATAGAATCAGAAGTTAACATATTTTCTTATCTCCCACTTTGACCTTTCATTCTTCCAGATACAGCAATCGCCTCATCAGTATCTTTACCTTCCCATGTACCATAATTAGTTGGAGTGTAATCAGTTCCTGGTAATCTTCTAGATAAACCATCTTTCATTGCATGTAAACTCAAAGAGTGTCCAATAATTCCAGCACCCTTTCTTGTAAAAATATGTGATACTCTCGTTACTACAAATTTTCCACCAACCAAAGATGACTGCTTCATTTGTATTCTATCTGTTTCTTCACCCATTTGAGTTGGTAATTGTAAATTTATAACATCACCAACTTCTCTATGTGTATTTCCTGGAACCGCTACTTGATATATAAAATTATTTAATAATTGATTTTGCATTTTTCTCTTAGAATACCAATTCTCTATTTGTGTTTCTCTTAAAATTTTATCTTGAGGAGCTCCTTCACTATTAATATCCGCAAATCTTACATAACATCCATCATTTGTTGTTTTTAATGAAACGTGTGCTTGTGGTTTTCCTATTACGTCTGATCCTCTAGATATTACAGGATCATTAGATAAATGATATGTATCATCATCAATAACATATATTTGATGTTGATGTTTAGAATTATTATCAACCGTATTTCCAAAATCATTTGCTGTGGTGGGAGGTAATGTTTGAATCAACGCTCCGGTTTCAGAATCCGTATGAATATTTCCAGCATCTTGATATCCTTTCTTATAATATAAATCATAATAATCATGTCTCATTCTTATAATATTATGAGTTATTAATCTATTTCCATACATGCCATTTTTTAAATTAACATCAACAGCTATTGCAGAAGCTCTATTATAATCAGAAATCATATGACTTTCTACAGCTACTTGATCAAATGCATCTTTATATTGTGTTCCCAATGGAGCATAGATATATGTAATTTGCTCTGGTGATTGCATTAATGTCTCTAAAGATTTAAATTTAAATCCTCCTCTTATTGTATCATAAAAACAATAAAATGCTCCCTTTGTATCTTTTCCTTCTTCAGTAAGTCCTGCAGCTTGGAATAATCCCGGATCAACTTGACCAGCATCATAGCCTTGAGCTGCGGTTCCCGATCCTGCTGCTTCAGCTCTGGATGCTAAAAATAACATTGCCTGAAAAGGTGTTAAATTTGGTATAGTGAAATTGTGCTCAGACTTTGTGGTTTCAACATCTAGAACTCTTTCCGGAATCTCCAGATTTGCAGTCGCGGCACCAGAAGTGTGTGGATTGATATAATCTTCATATATATTTTCAACCATATCACTAATTTTCATTCCAGCATAACATTTTTGAACTTTTGTTGCTAAATTAATAACATATTCAATACTAGTGAAATTTAAAGTATAGGTAACTAATCTATCATTTTTGGGATCTATATTAAAATTTGTTACTTTTACAACTCGAAAATATCTATCTATTTTATCTTCAGGTATATCTGCTCCAACAGATTGAAAGGATATATGAAGAACCTCTTCTCCAATAATAGGTATTCTTTCAAATAACCCAGTTGCATCACCAATATCTATATATCCACTAACATAAGGAGAAAATATATTTTCAGTAATCTCACATCTAGTAAACATTTTTGTAAGATCAACAATACCTCCGGGAAAATTATTAGGACTAATTATACTAAAATGGTTAATTTTAACATGTCCCGCATACTTAGGGATTGTATGTGCCGTTTGTAAACGGTCACCATTGAAAATAATTGAATCATAATTATTAGATGCCATTTATATACCTTAACTAAACATATTTCTTGCTGTTTCCAAAATCTGCTCGACCCAAGAATCATCTATCAAAGCAATTGTCTTTTTACTATCATTGCGTAAAATCTCATATTCATAATCAGACACAGTTCTTTCCATACCATCACCCTGTGCGGCAACAAGTTGATAACGAGTTGCATCTACTTCATAAAATCTCTCTTCTATTCTTTCTTGTCCTGCACTTGCTGGAACTAATTTTTGTAGTATTTCTTCATAATGATGAACTCCACTATGGGCGGCATCTAAGCTTCCATATTTACATATTATATGTTTTCTTAATTCGTCTTGAGATAATGGCCAATCAAAGATAGGATCAAGAATATTATTTGCTAAGAATATAAGCCAAACATATTCAAATCCACCATAATATCGAAGAGATAATGTATCAGCCCGTTCTCCTTCAGGAATATTATAAAGCTGCTTAGTATATACAGCTGATTTTATAGAAGATTTTAATCTATGTCTTAATGATATATCAGTTACTAATTTTTGATGAATTATATCTATTTTTTTTCCAGCATGATTTGTGCCGGTATCAAATTTATAATACAATGCTGGCATATTTTTAAAATATTCTGACATTATTTGTAAGGCCCTTCACCTGTTTGATAAGAATGATACACGCCCTTTTCTTTGCCATCGCCACCTTCCCACGTGAAATTTACCGGGCCTCCAGCAAGTCTCGCCTTACGCGCTCTTATAAATGCCGCCGTCCAACCGCCCGGGCCCGCGCCTGCGCCGTTGGGCGAGGTGCGTGCAGGTGCGGGTTTTTCACGTGTGGGTGCAACTTCGGATGATTGGACTGCATCAGAAGTAGAGTTGTCCAACAGATCTATATTCTCTAAAATAAATTCTGTTTCTTGAAACACTAATGATAATTTTGTATGTACTGGAAGTGGATCTCCAACTGGATTATCATAAAATGTCGGGCCTGATGCTGATGCATCAAAATTTATATCCATAGCTGTTAATACAGACCTTCTTATTCCCATTTGATCAAATCTTTTAGGTCCAGCTGATGTACCAATATAAAAATCAATAAAAAATTCGTGTGGAAAATCAAAATACACACTCTTCATTCCATAAAAATTATTCATTTTTGGTAACATTCTTCTTTTAAAGGTTTGAACGATATTTCTTACCGCAACAGCTTCTGTATAATTTCTTGGCCAAAAATCGAATGTCATATCATGTGTTCTAAATGCTCCAGGGCCTTGATATATCATAGCAATGTGTGGATTTATCCCTACTCCAAACGTAGCTGAAACCGGCGCTAAAGATCCACCAAAATTTGCTATCGCTAATGCTCCCGCACTTGATGCAAAATCTTTTACATCATCTGAAAGGCCTTCCACCCCCGCTGCTATTGCTTCAGATACGGACTTACTACCTAGACCCTCGCCCACAGCCTTCATTCCTATTCCCGCTAAAACACCAACTACTGCAGCGACTCCTTTAAACCTTTTTGCTAATGTAGACGCAACAGCGGCACCGGTCATACCAGCACCCATAGTAGCTCCAGAAGATTCAAAAATTGCTCCACCTGTTAGGGGTGTAAAATTTCCTGTAAATTTAGTTTTCATTGATCCAGGTGGAATATGTAATGCTATGTCAGATGCCCCGAATTCAGCCCCCCTACCGCGATTTCTAGGTCCTCCTGGTTGTGCATGAAATAATATAAAATTTTGAGTATCTGTCTGGACTTCTCCTAAAGTTAATGGATATTTTAATACTGATGCTCCTTCACCCATCGTGACACCACCATAAGCTACCGTTGCTGCTCTACTATTCATCAAATTTGGATCTGACATTTTGCTTTTCTTTCTAAATATAAATGTATCTTAAAAACTATTCATTTCTATTTATATGGCATACAAAGGAAAATACAAACCAAAGAATCCTAATAAATATAAGGGTAATCCCACAAAGATCATTTATAGGTCTGGTTGGGAAAGAAAAGTGATGGAAAAATTGGATTTAAGTTCTCAAGTGGAGCAATGGGCGTCTGAAGAAGTCATTATTCCGTATAGATCACCAATTGATAGAAAAATTCATCGATATTTTCCGGATTTTTGGGTCAAATTTGCGAATAAAAAGGTTGTGATTATCGAAGTCAAGCCGAACAAAGAGACAAAACCGCCCAAAATGAAGGAAAAATCGAGAAAATTCATCAGGGAAGCCAAAAAATGGGGCGTGAATGAGGCGAAATGGAAAGCCGCGACCGAATTTTGTAAAAATAGTGGATGGAATTTCTTAATTCTAGATGAATATGACTTAGGAATCAGAAAAAGAAGGAAAAATGGCGGAAACACCGAAAAATAGTGGAAATTTAATAGATATTTTACAAGATGTGATAAAAAGAAAACAAATTCCACAAGAAAATATAAAATCTGCTCAATGGTTGCAAAATAAAATTAGAAATTTTAGAAGAAATTTAAATGTTAAATTAGATGACTCTAGTATGTCCGCTGATCAGTTTATGGAAGGGTCTAATTTGATACAAAAGAGAAGAATGACCAAAGCTAGATTAACATTATTCTCATATAAGGCAAAACATGAAAAAACTTTACCATATTATGACAGATTTCCCCTATCAATGATCATAAGTAAAGAAGTTGATGGATTTATAGGATTAAATTTTCATTATTTACCATATCAACATAGAGCAAGACTATTAGATGCTGTTGCATTTGGAAATATAATTAATTGGAATACATTAAAAAGAAATAAAGTGACTCGCCCATGTATTAAAAGATATTTAATGAGTCATGTTCAAGGAGCAAATGGTATGGTAATAGAAGGAATTGAACAATTAAAATTTGCAATATTTTTACCAATAGAACGGTTTAATACCAGAAAAGAAAAAGTCTGGGAAGATTCACAAAGGATAATATAATGCCAGCAGGATTTAAACAAGCAGAACATTTTATCGCAGCGATAAACAAACATAAAGGCCCCGCGAAGGCAAACAAATATCTATTTTTAGGTCCATTTTCAAGTGGCACAGGAGCACTTGTGGAAAATCTTGCCACCGCATTGAGGGTTAATTTAAAAGATTTTAAATTTTTGTGTGATGCAACAAATTTACCTGGGCGGAACTTAGCGACCGTAGAATTTAGAACAGGTAGTGTATCTAGGTCATATATTCACTCTAACAATTTTAATCCAACAATTAATTTATCTTTTATATTAACAGATGACATGTTTGTTAAAAAACTTTTTGATGCATGGATGGATGTAATCATACCCCTCACTGATGCAGGACTTGATGGTAATATGAAGCAAAACGTGAAGCTCTATCCCAATGATTATTGTGGAACTT